AGTGGGCTACAGTTCAACAACAATGTGGGATTATATTCGTGCTTGGCATAATGGTAAGTCAATAAATCCAGTAACAGGTAGAAAAAATCCAACAGTTACAAATAATAGCTATGGATCTTCTATTACAGTTGGCCAAAACGGTTTTGGCAATATTACAAGAATTAATTATAGAGGAACGGATTTTAATCCTGGAAGAGACCTCACAGTAGCTGAATTACAAGCTAGAGGTTGTTATGCGACAGCTGTAAACAATTTTGCTTTTCCAAATTACTTTACTTCAAGAGTAGCAGACCTGCAAGACGCTATTGATGATGGAATAATTATTGTTGCTTCTGCTGGTAATGACTATTGGAAAACCACTCAAAGTGGTGATCAAGATTATAATAATCTAGCTTATTTAACTTATTCCGGATTTACTTATAATTTTTATTTCCATAGAGGAACAGGATCAGGCGCAGGTTATCCACCAATCATTAACGTCGGTGCTTTAAGCAATGATAGTAATGAAGATAAAACTGGATTTAGTTGTTGCGGAAATGCTGTAGATGTTTTTGCGGCTGGTGAAGCTATTCAAAGTTCTTTACATACAGCAGCAGGTCAACTTGGTAGCTCAAGGATAGATCAAAGAGATAATAGTTATTATCTTGGTAAATATCAGGGAACAAGTATGGCGGGGCCTCAAGTTGCTGGTGTTGTAGCTATATTAGCAGAAGCTTGGCCGAATATGACTCAAACAGAAGCTCACGCGTGGGTTGTTGATAACGCAGTTGACGGAGAAATGTTTGACACTGGAGCAGACGATCCTATGGATCTTCAAAGCTTACAAGGAGCTCCAAATAAAATACTAAGATGGATTAACCAAAGATCTGTTTCTGGAAATGCGTTTCCTACAAAGAACTTTAGACCACGTCCATCAACTGGCGCAACTTATCCACGTCCGCGAATTCGTAAGCGCGGCTAAACCTATTATAAATATTAAAAAAACCAAGGTGTGAAATGGCAGAAGTCTTAACAACAAAACTAAAGAATGATACTTTAAGACTGTTCCACGAGGATATTCTTAGTAATGAATTTTACTTTACGGTTTCATCTATTGCTTTAGATGAGCTTTCAACCGTTGATGCCGAAAATTCGCAGTTTAGTAAAAATGAATTTAAAGAAAATATTCTTTTTGGTAAAAAAGTATTTGAATCTGATATTAAATTCATGATTAAATATTACCCTTGGCAGAAAGATACTGTGTACACTCAGTATGATGATAAAGTAGATTTAGAAGGCAAAAACTTTTACGCAGTTGTTGGTCCTACTAACAACGATTCTGGCGATTATAGAGTTTACAAATGTTTAAACAACAATAACGGCGCTACTTCTACAGTTCCACCAAACTATAATGCTGAAACTGACAGACAGATTTATAGCATGCCAGATGGATACGTTTGGAAGTTTATGTACTATGTAACAGAACAACAGTTTGAAGCCTATAATGCTGTTGGTTTTATACCTCTAATCGAGCCTTTTGAAATTAATCCAGATCCAGCAGCAGATGCTAACAATGTAATTACTGGTTCAGAAGTAAGCACTATTTTTGTTGAGAATTATATTGATAATAATGGATACCCATATGTAGAAAATGGTATTATTGCAGGCCCTCCAGGAAACGATGGAACACTCCTATTAAGAAATGATTTCTTATCAGAAATTAATAACTACTATTCTGGGATGACTATCTTCATAACTATTGCAAATAGCCAAGAATCAAAATCATATGAAATTGATACCTATACTTGGGACAGTGGAGCCGATAGAGGAAGAATAAAAGTAATTGGAGATCCAAAAGGCGATGGAGTTATTATTAACTCAAGTTTTAAAATCGTTCCAACAATTAAAATTAAAGGTGATGGTTCTGGGGCAGCCGCAATTCCAAACCTTGTTGATGGCACAATAAAAACAATTGAAATTATAGACAATGGCCAAAACTATAATAGCATAGAAGCCGAGGTCGTAGATCCAACTTTTGATTTTGATCCTGATGATCCTAATTCAATCGATGTGAGAGCTGTTTTAAGACCAATTCTTTCTCCGATCGGTGGCCATAATTTTAATTTAATTGATGAATTGCATTGCCGTCACGTATTACTTTACGCTTACATTACAGAAACAGATAACAACAACATCGGCAGATCTAATACTTATTCTGCAGTTGGTGTTCTTAAAAATCCTGTATTTACTGCAGATCCAGAAACTGCAAACACCGCATCTCCTGGAGTATTTGATAATAGAATTGCAGTAACAACTAATGATTATGGAAAAGTAACTGTAAACTCTTTAGTGAAACAAGTTGACGTGAACAATAACGTACTCTTTGAAGGAAGGGTACATGAAATTCAAGCAAGTTCCAATACTATTTTCTTGTGTAGTTATATGGGCCCACATGTTAACCAAGCTAATAATGACATATCATTAGATTACACAAAAGCATTGATCAACGCTACAGGCCAGAGATTACAGATAAATACTCCTGTAGCAAATAACGTTATTGAATCAAGATATACTCAAAGATCGGGTATCGTATATTTCATGGAGGATTTTGTTCCTTTAGAAAGATCAAATACATCCCGTGAAGAATACAAACTGGTCTTAGAAATTTAAGGAAACACAAGTAGATGCCTATTAATACAGACTTAAATATCGCACCATATTTTGATGACTTTGATGTTGAGAAACAGTTTTACAAAATTCTGTTTAAACCTGCATATGCAGTGCAAGCAAGAGAGCTTACTCAACTTCAAACGATTCTTCAAAATCAGGTGGAGCAATTTGGAGATAATATTTACCAAGAAGGTAGTATTATCAAAGGTTGTAACTTTACGAACTTAGATGGTTTACAGTACGTAAAAGTAATAGATAAAACTGGATTCGATGTAGAATCTTTTATTAGTGCACCTGCTACTATTATTGACGGTGGTATTCAAAAAACAGTAGATGTTCGTTACGAACTTGAAAGCGGTACTGGACTTAAGGCATCAGTCATTACCGCTACTCGTGGTTTCGAAACTCGTCCACCTGATCTAAATACTTTCTTTATTAACTACTTGAATACAGAAACATCCGGTAAATCAACGTTTGACGGTGGTGAATTACTTACTATTAACAAGTATGTTTACGAAGGCTCAGTCGAAAGAACTGACTTGCAAGAATTAAATGTTGCTACTATCAACGTTACTCTTCAGTCTCCGCATGTTGGAAATTCTTTTGGTATTCAATCTGCGGCTGGTGTAATTTTCCAAAAAGGTCATTTCTTATTTGCTGACGAACAAACTCTAATTGTTTCTAAATATTCAAATCAACCTAATAATGTAGCCGTTGGTTTCGAAGTTAAAGAAACTCTAGTTAGCTCTTTACAAGACAATAGTCTATATGATAATGCAAACGGTAGTGTTAATTATAATGCTCCTGGTGCAGATAGACTTAAAATGTCTCCAGCCCTTGTAGCTAAAACTTTAGCGGCTGCAAATGCTGATGCAGATTTCTTCTCTTTGATTAAATATAAATTAGGCAACGCTGTTACTATCAGAGATGTATCCCAATTTAATTCTATCGCTCAAGAATTAGCAAAAAGAACGTACGAAGAATCTGGCAACTACGTAGCGGATAAATTCAAAGCTTCTTATGAAAGAAGGAATGGAAATCTTGTTGCTTTAGTTGGTGAAGGAACTGCGTACGTTAAAGGTTTTAGAGTACACAACAATGGCGTAAATACTTTTCCAATTGACAATGTTACAGATACTACCATTATAGAAAATCAAACTATAGCTGTTGATTATGGATCATATGTAACAGTCACGGATATTAGTGGTACAGTAGACGCGAACTATACTCAAGTTACTCTTCAAAATGCTGGCGCTACTAATATTGGTACAGCCATTGTTAAGAATATGACAGGAGATAAGCTATACCTATTTAATGTTAAAATGACTCCTCCTAATGTATTCGAATCAGTGACAAGAGTCGTAGGCTCTGGTGGTGTGATTACAATCGCATCAAACTCGAGAGTTAAAATGATGAAAAATGCTCCTGTCATTTTTGAAAATGGAACTCCTTTCTGTAAAGAAATGACTGATAGCATCATTCCGGTAAGAGCTGAAGATGGATCTGTTGTTGTAGCTAGCGACACAATTACTATTAACGCCGCAGTTGATGAAGACTTTGCTGTTGACCAAAATGATATGGTATTTGTAGATGCAACAAACACTCAAGTTGATATTACTAGTGTTGTAAAACAAGTTAATAACACTCAAATGGTAATTAGCTTAGATCCGGGTGTTTCATCTCCAGCTGGTACTTTGTATTTTAATAAGAGACTTAAAAATAACAAAGGAAGACCTCACTCAAAACTAGCTAAAGAAG